AGTTCACTTATTAACACTTGACCAAATTCAAAATTTGGTTCATGAAGGAAAAATGTATCGTAGGGAGATATAAAAGGAACCCTCATCTCAATAGAATCCGATTGATCCAAATATAATGTAGCATTGGGATATGAAGTCATACCTTGCAACGTTATATTAGAATATTTGAATATGTCCCTAAGTTCGTTGTACATGGGAGTATATGCAATGTTAATAGCCCCGGAAGTAAATGGACTGGCATTTACCTTAAGGGTAATAACAACATCGGCTTTCATATACGTAAAATTATTAGCCTTATCTGCCACAATTGGATTGGCATTAAAAATGGCTTTAGGAAACGAAAAAGAACCTAATATTCCCTGTGGTACTGTTCCTTGTACATATGAGGCATAAACAGTCTCGCCGTACTCAGTAGGTAATGAAGTATTATAATTCGTTGTTGGATATAATTGAATCGTATCAATCAAAGTATTTCTCTCTAAAAGAGAGCGAAGACTTTGAACCGTCCCATCATCAATAGATTTATTTTCCATAGTACTGCCAGATGTAACTAAGGCAACTGGCGCTTCCAGCTCAGTCATGTTATTAGAAATAACACCGTCATTATTACGAGTAAGCTGTCCCATAGTATGATTGTCAGCCACTTTTTGAGATGATGTGGCTACAACACCATTATTATTATTGTTATTTGTAGTTTCAGTAAGTCGTATTTTCAACTTAGAGGTGACCTTCCCCTAAGAGGTTTGCGCCTATTCAGAGTATCCGGGGCTGCCGGGGGCACTCTATCCCTAAATAGGGACGCCCATTTACACTGGTAGCAGTACTCTTAGCCTTTCAAGGCATCAGTAGCCAAGAGCAAGATCACACCAGATCCAAAACAAAGAGATATATTTATCAAACCTCTTTGTTAAGATAAAATTCGCGTTTCATACGACTAAATACTACACAAATCGCGAACATTGTGTAGTAAGTCCAATTCAGTAAACCAAATACAATATTACATTCGTGTTAATATAACATTACTTCTTATTAATGATACCACGATGATGACCAAAGAAACTCACCCATTCTAAATAATGTGGTACGTTTAAAGTAAGTCCTTTGGCAGCACATGCATCACGAAGTAATTTAGATTCGATATTGTACACATCAGATCCATGTAGAGCGAACTCCAACAAGGCGGTTGAGCAATTTTCTAGAGTAGCGGCTCTTGATTCATTACCTCGAATCCAATTAGATTGGTCCCTAGGAACGTGAATCAAAATAGGAGCACACCAGTAACCCCATTGATCTTTTACGAATTTCCGCTTGAGGAAATTCACTTCGCTAAGTGCTCGGTAAGGTAAAACAGTACCACTCTTAGCTTCATCTGTGTACTTCAAACCTATTGTGGCCAACGCGGTAGTAATTGTAGTTTGATTGTACCATTCGCAAACGTTATCAGATATGTTAGCAGTATTGTCGTCACCAAAAACAGCTAAAGCCACTTCCTTGGTAAAATCACAAAACACAGGTAAACCAGCACTTCGCTTACAAATCAAATATCCATAACGCATTACATGCTGATTATAAATTGAATTTATAATCACGGTCAAGGGATTGCCAGACGGTTGTGAATGCGTTTGTTGAATTAACACACCGTCCACACTAACAATAGTGTTGCAAATCTCCTCAAACAAAACGTTACGAATTTGAGTTTCTTCGTCCGTGCCATTGTACCATTCATTGATAACATCATTGACTGTCCACAAAATCCCTTGGTGTAAAGAACCGTCATAGTTGGAAAAGTCACCAGCAATAACCTTATTTCCTTTTGATTGCAATTTTTCACCAATAAAATGCCAATCTAAAGAAAGGTGATTTGTTCCAACACAAACTTCATTCTTAATCCTGTTTCGCATTACGTGTTCAACAAATCCCAAAAAATACATCCTCACTGCAACTACATAAGCAAGTGGTGCAGCCTCGAAAACTCGGGTCTTCAGCTCTTCAACTTTCTGTATCGGTCTCCTCTCATCTTTAAGCGTCGCAGTAAAAATTATATCAGAACGCTGATTATTTTTCGCTTTGTCTATAATTAATTCCACATCGGCTTTCAGTACGGGATTGTCAAGCACCCAATTCTCATCACGCCCAAGCCATTTGTGCTTGCCGCCTTCCGCATTGTCAACGTTATAAGGATATCCAGGTGAAGTCGAACGGTTTATGGGGGCAGCATGATCTCTACCTTCCACACCTTTCAAAGCTTCGGTATAGGTCAAAACACGTTGCAAATCTTCTGGAGTATGTTCATATTGCTTCTTGGTATCGTGAACAGCAATTTTCAAAATGTCCTGGTCGACGAGCGTCTGCACGCCACAAACTTTTTGGATTCCCAACCTTAAGGGATCTATAAGTTCCCCATCTCTTTTTTGAGGTGCCAGATATGCAGGCTTCGTCAGCGTTTCGTAAATGTCACCGTGGATTAAGCTTTCTCGCAAAACCGTTTTCGTTGGTCTTCCGACCTTCTTTTCCAACTCTCCGATTGGTAAATAGTCTCCCAATTCACCCAATTTAGAATAAGCTAGCGCTGGATCTACAACGGCTATTTGTGCAGCAAAGTTTCCTAACACAAATTTTCGTGGATCGTTTACTTTACGTGCAAATTCCTGCAGATTACGACTTAAACTCTCCTTTGAGATAGCCAAGGATACGCCGTAACCCTGTTTGGAATCTCCAGCAACGTGCATGCCAAGAATCTTTCCGACAAGCAAAGTGTTTCGTGCAAATAAAAGCGATCCGCAATCACCAGGAGCTGTTGTTGCATTGTACAAAATGCTCTTATTGATTTTGTAATGCACACCTGATTTGTCTGGATACTCAAGTGGCTGAGTCCAAACATTGCTCTTCACAGCGGTTGTTTGTTTTACAACTGGCACACCCCGCATAACATTCAAACCAGCAAGCACCACTTCACCTTCACCTATCTTACTAAAATCACTAGCTCGTGAAAATTTTTCGACAATGTTTGGGCGAGAGGGTACCGAAAAAGGCAAAGCTATCAACAATGCATCGACGTGTTCACTTTTCATATCAACAAAGCGATGAAAAAAACATTCTTTGACATTGATGGGCGTTTTCAAATTTTGTTGGAAGGGGTTAAATAATAAAAAGGTGTCTTCCCCTTCAATTGCCTGAGTATAAAAATGAAACGGGACTAATACTACGCGACCTGTAACAAATACAGCACCAATTTGAAGCGCACCATCCGCTCGTTTAAGTATAACCGCATTCCTCGCTATGGTACTTTGAAATTGCTCAACACAATTCAAGTCTCCAGATTGAGCTATGATTTTGTCTTCGATTCTAATTGAATTTGTGGCATTAGTCAAGTTATCTGTCTCCATACTTTGGAAAGCCATCTCACGATCAAATTTTTCAAGTCCATCGGAGGATGTTTCTGCCAATATGTCCCTTAAGACTTTACGTGTTTCGGGGTCACCCGAACTAGCTTCGGCAATCAATGCCTTGGCTACAGTGCGCGTCTTAAAGTCGCCAGATGCCTGGTATTCAGCCATTAATGCTTTCGCTACAGTGCGTGTCTTAAAATCACCAGATGCCTGGTGTTCTGAATTCAAATTGAGCTTATTCGCAATATCTGCAGATTCGTTCGTTTTACGTTTAAAGTTGTCTGATTTTATATGCTTATATACACGAGCGTTATCAGATCCTCGAAAAATTAATAGCGGGGAAATAACTTTAAACAAGTCCTTATCAGAATACTGGTGCAGTAACATACCAAGTATCTGAATGGATTCAGAATGTCTATTCTCTGGGTGCTCACGTCCATTGGAAGCCTTAACTAAAGTTTCAACATATGTACAGCGCTCACATGAGCAAAATTGCATGTTATATATATTTACAGGTTTGTCCAAACTAAGTAATGGACATTTGTGATATTTATACAAAAAGTAAGTGCAAAATCCTAACAAGGGAAACAGAAGAGCAAATTTATACTCAAGCACTTTGTCTACAACTACTTGAATTTTCTCCTTGAATATAGCGACAATCTTCTCAGCTTTAGCTCGAGTTTTCTTAGCTAATTCTTCAAACTCCTTTTTGAAAGAAGTCAAGGTGGGTATAAAATCTTCCGAAACTACCATTGAAGTTTGTTCTTTAAAACGTTGCAACGCTTTAAGAAGTTTGTCAGACAAGCTATAAGCTTTCGAATCTGTTCGTTCCGTGAACATATCTTCAAAAATTCTTGTAGATTCTTTCTCATACTCTCTCGGGTGACTTCGATCTTGTTCGCTTGTTGACTCTTCGCTGCCAGCACTCTCATCAGCCTGGGTACTCAAGCCACTTAGCACAGAATGCAGTTGTTGTTCATACCTCAAACAAGCCGACTCGTCAACATCGATTACCTCTTCTCCAGCTAACTGTCGTAACAAGTTCCTTCTAGTACTATGCCTACCTCGATGGGTATCAATGCGAGAAAACAACTCATCCTTGAACTCGTCAAAAGTGTATTCTCTACCAGATTGTCCAGTTAATAAATTATACTCAGTAATTGTGTATAACTGCGTATCTAATAAAGAATTAACTTTTGTAGGGTCTACTTTATAATAGCTTCCCTCTCGGGTTGAAGATTCAACTAGAATACCAAAATCTCGCTTGACACCAACCTTGATCGCTGTTCCAAACCGCCGAAAAACGGCATCAGGACAAGTGATAGAACGTATAAGGGGAATCCTTTGATTTGATGTAGCAATAACGAATTCCGAATCCATATACGTTGTTTTCTTATCTTCAATAGAAGCCATATGCAATTGATACGGGTCATCATTTATAGCTCTGATAATTTCCATAACTTCCGGGTTAGGAGCTGCTGCTAAATCCTGACGTTGAAAAATGTCATCATAAAGCAGAAAAGGCTGTCTCATATAGCCATCAAAATATTCATTCTCTGCTTTTCGGGAATGATAACATTTTTCAAAACCAGGAACATAATTTTTGATGTATCTCCTGAACATATGGCACATCAGTATTTGCATTAAACTAGTTTTTCCTACTCCTGCAGGGCCATATATATACAAAGCATATGGAATACTTCTACTAGTTTTAGCGACAGCTGGGGAATGTTTAGCCTTCTCCACGGTTGGTAAAATTCGACGTAATAACATATTAATGTAATTTCGTAACGAAGATTCCTTACGGGATTCATTTAACAATTTTATGCCGAGTTTATTAGTGTCTTGAATGAGTTTACAAACCTCTGAACTAGAAGATATAAACTCGTCCTTCACTTCATCAATAATCTCACACGCTTGTATAAAATCACCTAGCAAGGGAAACTCTTGACGCTCTTTATGTTCTTCATACGAACAACCAT